GAGAGGCTGGGCGCACGGACATAACGCGCAGCCCCTCGCAGACGGACAATGTTGCAGTAGTTGCAATATGATCGTCATCCAACAACGTTTAGAAGATGTAAGGAGTGCAGTAAATGACCGTTGATGTTGATCGCTTACGCGAATTAAGTGACGCTATGCTTATCGAAAAACATTTCGGTGGGGATGACGAACCTGAGGAAAGACCGTTACTAGAACGGTTCCAAGCATTGCTCTTAGAAATTAGTGCACGGCTTTCCGATGACAGTGATTACGAAGAAGGACTTCGCCCAAGATTAAGGGAGCTTATGGATTACCTCGAAGACACCGTCGACGAGTAGTCGCGTTAGTGCTTTACTTTCGCGTTAATCGTAAGTACCTTATATATACCGCGCCGCCTACGGGCGCGGATAACTTAGAAAGAAGAAGGAGACAGATATGTCAGATAAATTTGACGAGCACGACCTCGAGTATCGTGTATTCCGACCACATTTACAGTCGCTAGGATTTAGTAGTGACTTTGCTGGTAAGTTACACGATTTCATGGAGGAGGCCCACGCAGAGTTGCGTACGATAGGTGATTCGATACCTGCCGAGACACTTGCAGCGTACCCCGAGATCCTTAACTTAGCTATTACTTACGGTAAGTGGCACCCCCGCTCCACCCCGATTGACGAGGATAGTGAGATAGCTTCGAAACATTACTTCCCCGAGGATTACAAAGCTCGCACTAGATTGCTTGACCAGTGGTTACTCGAGGAGCGAGCGGAGTACTCATCTACTCGATACGGTTCGGATGCACTGAAAGTAACTCGTATTGATAATTACCGAGACGACCTTGCAGGTGAGATGGCAGCGTACCCGATGTTCCCGATTACGTTCCCCGACGAGGTCGACGATGACCGTAACCTAGCGGATTATGCAGATGCCTAGACGCTATAAACCACTACCTAGGAGTCGGGCGAAAGCCCGACCCTTTCGACCATTGACTCTGACTATGCGTGTCGACGACCACCGAGAAAAATACCCTTCTCGATTACCGAAGACCGATTGTACTCAGAAGCCAGATACTCGACCGTCGGCCCGTGCGACGATCGCCCCAGCCTATAACAAAGGCGCTTACCAAGTGATACCCGACTCGGATATCGAACATATTGGGAGATGATATGAAAAACGATAAAGGCGAAACGCCACTCGACGTAGCGAGAGGAAACGTACTACAAGAGATTTACAATCTTATTGAACATTCTTCGGACGAGTACTATAGGACTAAGTTCGACAAAGTTACGATTGGACATTACAAATCGATTTATTTCAAACTAGCTTCCGATTGGAAGTTTGATATCCCTTCGAGTATCTTGATATGAAGTATTACATAAGCCGATTAGACACCGCAGACTTGTCGATTTCGACTGTCGTTAAACGACTGAAAGATTTCCGACCAGCCGAAGGTAAAGAATACGTTGTTCGTACCAAAGCAAGTTTGGATTTTAATTCTTGGTTGCCGAGTTTCCCAGTATACAAAGGTGTCGACGGGAAACTTAAGAAACAGAAAGACCACTTCGTAATGCTCTTTTAGTTATCCCACTAACCGCGATTAGCCCACTTCGGTGGGCTTTTTTGTGCCTATTAGAAAGAGCGCTGATATTGTCTATTTAGAAAAAAAACTTTTTTTTATTTTTTTAACAAAAACGACTAATAGAGTAATAGAAGTAATAGAGTGATGAGGAAAGCCTCGTGGGACAAGGGACGGGGACCGTGGTGAGTGTGACTGAAAAGTAATAGAATCTATTAGAACTATTACTTCTGAAACAGAGAATAGAGTAGATAGGCCGCGAGCGAAATCTTTTCTTTTTTATAAAAATAATTATTTTTAGATTATAGTAGTGACCCACAGACCCCTCGGATTCACTGCATGAAAGAGCTACAGTACACTCCCATGATCCCATCTGACGATGGTAACGGCTTCATCGACCCCGATGGTAAGAAGTGGCATCCGCTAAACCCGAAGCAAAAGAAGTTCGCTCGAGAGTATCTGAAAGGCCAAAACGCTACCGAAGCAGCTGTCAAAGCTGGTTATACGAAGAACAGAGCCGCTGCCAAGAGACAAGGCAGTGTGTTACTCAATCACAACCCGTTACTCCGAAACTATCTGATCGACCAGGAAATCAAGGAGGCGGAGCGTGATAGAGTTTCCATGGAGGGCCACCTATCCGCGCTCCATGACTTGCGTGAGGAGGCACGTGATCAGGGACAGATTAACGCAGCCATCACCGCAGAGATCCACCGAGGGAAGGTCGGAGGACTTTACATCGATCGACGTGAAGTATTGACCGCGAAGATCGACTCACTATCCAAGGATCAACTGATCGATCGACTCGGACAACTTATCACGAAGCGTGTACCGCAAACGATCGAGGGACAGATTACGAATCGGATCGGATCGATCGACGGATCGACTGATCGATCGATCGACTACATAGAAAAATAGAGGCGCGGCCCACCCACCCACCCTCCCACCCACCCTTATTCACTTAGCGACGGATTGATTGATTCTTTAGATAGTTGGGCACAAAAAAGGGAGCCGAGTGGCTCCCTTCGTGGGTAGCGATCCTTCTATTCGAAGGATCCTAGTTTGACGATACCGGTCTTTCCTTTCCACTCTTTGCGACCTTCGATCTGCATTTTGTAGTGGGTCATAACGACCGCCGCGTCCTGCTGGTATCCCCAGTCGGATAGCTCGTCGACGATATCCTGAATCGCGACCATCCGGTGCGCGTCTCCGGCCAGCGCGTAGTATGCGGTGATGATCAAGATCATCTGCTTAGGGAGTCGCACGCCAGATGGCACGCTGTCGAACATCACTGAGCCACTAGCCGCTTTGCCAGTACCGACCATTTCAGGGAGAGTCATAGGTGCAGATATCTGCTTTGTAGCTTGATTAGCCATTGTATTTTTCCTTTCTACTTTCTAAGTGTAAGTGGCCAGCCCTACTGCTTAACCACGGAACCTATCTTCGCTCACAACGCCGCTAAAGTAAAGCACTAACAAAAACTTTTTTACAGCTGCTCGCGCCTAACTTGCCCCGTTAGGTTGCGCCTTAGCCGAGGCGTTAGGTCGCGCCTTAGCGAGACGGTTAGCGAGACCCCCCATACCCCCAAAAGTGCCGCAAGGCACCCACCCACCCACCACTACCTGAATCCAGCCTCTTTTTCGGATCTACTTTTGCTACGCACCATAAAAAATTTTTCGCGTAAAAAATTTTGCGAAAAAAATTTTCGCGAGTAGGATTCCGCTATGGCCGAACGTAAGAAAAAAGACCCACGGTTAGCGAGAGCTGGCGTTTCGGGCTATAACAAACCGAAACGTACCCCGAGTCATCCTAAAAAATCCCATATTGTTGTTGCGAAAGAAGGCGATAAGATTAAAACGATTCGTTTTGGTCAACAGGGTGTAAAGACTGCGGGTAAGCCTAAAAAGGGTGAGTCGGCAAAACAAAAGGCTCGTCGTAAGAGTTTCAAAGCTCGCCATAGTAAAAACATTAAGAAAGGCAAAATGAGCGCAGCTTATTGGGCCGATAAGGTGAAATGGTAATGGAAGATATGCAAGCGGTTTACGACGATGAAATTGGCGGTAGTTCCGGCGGCTTAATGTCTTTATTACGTGGTACGGGAGATATGGTTCTTGGGGAAGATATTATGGACAATCTTCCGATGTTACTCCGTGCGTTAGAAGGTACGAATAAAGATACGTTAACAATGCAAGAAACCCGCGATATGTCGGGGCCGATTGACGAATCAAGTTTATCTGTTCGATTAAGTAATACTCCAGGATTAAGTTCGATGTTAGGGCCAGAAGCTGGGGTATTAGCGGCTATGGCTGGTGGACCTATGGGTAAAGGTAAATCTGCAAAAGAATTACTAGAAGAAATTATGGAAATAGGACGTAGGATGAAATCCGAACAAGATCTTATTGATACTCGTCGTGCTATGGAAGATGAAGCGGATCTCCCTGATTTTCTAAAATCGTTTTCGCAATTACAAAAAGAACGACGGGCTAAAGAAGGGTTTGAAAATTTATTACAAGAAAGTCGGGATGAATATATGGATTCGCCTGAAGCGTTAGAAAAAGCGATGCGTGTCCAGCGAGACGTTTTAAGAAAAGCCCGACGTGACGAAGATATGTTTGCCGCAGGTGGTCGCCCAGGATTATATGCAAATATCGCCGCGAAACGTAGGCGGATAAAAGCAGGGTCAGGTGAGAAGATGCGTAAGCCAGGATCTAAAGGCGCACCGACGAAAGAAAATTTCCGACAAGCTGAAACTACTGTAAAAAAAGCTAATGGTGGTGGATTAAGTTACGCTAAAGGTTATTACGGGAAATCGTACAAATGAGTTTTGTAATTCCTGCAATTATTGCTGCTATCGCTAGTGTTGGTACAACAGCGTATACTGCTAATAGATCTCGTAAAGCTCAAAAACGAGCACGCGAAGACGCTAACCTCCGTGAATTAATCGAAGGCGCTGCGCCTAATATCTCTGCTGTATCTGATGTAATCCCTGAAGAAGTACAAGGTACAGATGTTGCGGGGTTAGAGCGAGCATTAGCCGCGATGGAATATGGCGAAGAAGTTCCTTTACCATCAGCTCAACCTGATCCGCTACTTAATTTATCTGAAGAAGAATTAGCACAGTTATTAGAAGAATCAGGAATAGCAGGTCAACTAATGGCTAGTGGTGGGCCAGTAGGTACGCCTGAAGATGTTTATTATTTTAGTGTTCCGCAAGTTATGGGGATGATGCAAGATCCGAATCCTCAAATACAAGGAGTCGGGATGCAATTAGCAGATATGATGGCTTCGACTCCTGGGATGGATATGGTTCCCGCGACTCGCGATCAAATAACAATGATGGCCGAAGGTGGCCCGATATCCGAGGAACGTCTTAATAACGCAAGATTAAGATAATGGCTAAAAATCCGCGCATCCCTAGGAAAAAAGGGCAACCCGCGAAAAGTAAAAAACATAGCGATTTATATACTGACGAAGATCCGAAAGGTACGATCCACGGATTAAAATTCGCTACCGTCAAAGATGCGCAAGCAAGCGTAGCTAAAATTAAAAAAGCTAAACGTACTCCTGCACATAAAATACAAGCAGCGATAGCGATGGAACAACGAGCAAAAGCGGCGGGTAAAACAAGCGCAGCTCAAGTTTATCGTCGATATATAAATGCAAACAAAAAATCCACTCGAAAATCTTAAAAGCGTAGACCTTTCTCATCTCTCTAAAGAAGAGGCGAAAGAGTTTACGTTATTACTTGAGGAATTAGAAAAGCGTGAAAAACGCGAAAGTTCTATGGCATCGTTTTACGATTTTGTTAAAACGATTTGGCCAGAGTTTATTGCAGGTGCACACCACAAAAAGATGGCCGAGGCTTTCGACAAGATTGCTTCAGGAGAGTCAAAAAGACTCATAATTAATATGCCCCCACGACATACGAAGTCAGAATTTGCTTCGTATTTATTTCCTGCATATCTATTAGGTAAACGACCTAAATTAAAAATTATTGAAGCAACGCATACCGCTGACCTCGCGATTAATTTCGGTCGTAGAGTCCGTGACTTAATTGAAAGTGACGATTACGCTGAGATATTTCCGGCTACTCAACTAAAAGCTGACTCTCGAAGCGCGGGTAAATGGACGACTTCGCAAGGCGGGGAGTACTATGCGGCGGGTATCGGGGGTGCACTCGCGGGTCGTGGTGCTGATTTGTTTATTATTGACGACCCCCACTCTGAACAAGACGCTTTTTCGGATAAAGCGTTAGAAGAAGCCTACGAATGGTATCAAACTGGGCCTCGTCAGCGCCTACAGCCAGGAGGTGCGATCGTTATCGTAATGACTCGTTGGTCTAAAAAGGACGTAACGGGTAAATTAATCAAACGAATGGCTCAAGAACAAGGTGGAGATCAGTGGGAAATCATCGAGTTCCCTGCGATATTACCATCAGGTAATCCGTTATGGCCTGAATTTTGGAAATTAGAAGAATTAGAAGCGACGAAATCGTCGATTCCCCCGTCGAAATGGGCTGCGCAGTATATGCAACGGCCTACAGGCGAAGGTATTTCTATTATTCCGAAAGAATGGATTAAAGAATGGCCGAGCGATAACCCTCCTTCGTGTAGTTATTTGATCCAAAGTTACGATACGGCGTTTTTAAAGTCCGAACGAGCAGACTATACGGCGATTACAACGTGGGGAGTGTTCTATCCCGAGGGTAAAATCGGCGATGAACTGTATTCTGGGGACGATGCCCACATAATTTTGTTAGATTGCGTAAAAGAGCGCTTAGATTTTCCAGAATTAAAGCGTGAAGCGATGCGGTTATACGAACATTGGGAGCCTGATTCG